AATGGATCAGTTGATCCCATAATTTTTTCTGTACCATTTTGATCAATAGTAAGTGCATAAGTATCAAATGTACCTGCATAATCTATAAACACAATTTCATCACCTATTGTTCCTGCAGGTAAATCCATTTCTATTGCACCACCAGTTGTATTAATAAAATATCCTTCACCAGCAACTGCTGTAAAACCAGAAGTCTTAACTGATTGCCATGAAGTACCACCTGATACTTCTGCAAAAGATAATTGACCAACACCTGTTGTGCCAGATCCTGTTACTGATGCAACTTTTAAAAATCTATCTGCTGTAACATTTCCAGTGGGAAATTTAAGTTCATAGCTCTGCGCACTACTATGCGGAGGTGAAGTAAGTTTAATACCGTGAGAATTAGATTCACAATTTAATTGAATTGAACCTGGGTTTGTTGCACCCATAATTTCAATATTACCTGTTGCTTTTGGTCTTAATTTTAAACTAACATTTGTATCACTTCCGTTA